TCAGACACATTTAATCAACCAATAAAATCACTGCAAAGTAACTCCGAAGACACCCCAGATACACCACTAAGTAACTCCATTTACAAAAGTGTTAAGAACGATACAAACAACCCATATACATTTAAAAAACCTTTTTTAATATAAAAAAAGCATAATCTTGTATATATGAGTACAGAAAAGGGGTGTTTTTAGCACCCCTTCGTTATTATCAGAAGTTCACAGGTTGACCACTGAAGTCAACTGCATCTGATGAAATCACCTCTTCTTTAGTATCAGTAAGTGCATCCAAGATTTGGAGCAAATCATTACCATTGTTGGCAACTTTCAGCATACCGATCATCACTTCTTTAGACATAATAACAGAGGGTTTGTGATAGTGTGTTTGGTTCAATGCTGGGACTTACGTTGTGAATCAGTCTCCCAATTCTATACAGCCCAGAGTGTTAATTAAGACGTGTAATCTAGTTCAGAAAACCATCAATCATCTCACCAATTGTCTGATCATTAGTGTTACTGGGTTCAATGAAATCACTTACGGATTGTAGTGCATCAGACGTGATTATTCTTGCATCATTGTTATTCCAAAGCAGGACACCGATGATAATAACGAGGACAGTTTTCATTGGTTGAGAGTGTAAAGAATGGGAGTGAAGATTATAGGGAGAGAGTGTTAGTCTCTCCGTGTAATCATCTCAGGCAAAGATGTAACCGTTGGTGAAATCTTTAGTCACTTTGTTGTCACGAACGTACCACTGATAATCCTTCTGAAATACACCATCAGTGACTGCATTGCAGAACCGGTCGATGAGAGCATTAAGACGTGATTTAGTGGTAACAGACTGATAACCACCATCAAAGATTTGAAGGAAGTCATCACCAATCACAGCAATTTTGTTACCGTGAAGACGAACAATAGACTCACCAGATTCCTCGTTAAAGTGAACAGAAGTGTTAGCAGATTGCCAGTTTTTGTTGTTAGCAACTGCATCATTCATTTGCTGTTCGATCTTACGCATTTGGAAACGATTTGAGAGGGTTTGTAGTGTGGTGGGGTGTGGTCCCCTCCACTTCCTTAAGATACCCGATTTTGGTGGTCTGTGCCAGAATTGTGGACAGTTCCCTCACTGGCACAATAGTTGTTGTAAAGAATCTCCTCTAATCTGTATGCTTCAGATTCTCTCTCAGTCTCGTCAATTATCCCTTGCTCATTCTGCACGACATGGACTAATTCATGGAGCAATGTTGTAATAAATCCTCTCTCATTCAAAGTATTACAAACCTGCACAAACTGTTCCTCTCCATTAACCTCCGTAAATCCTACCGCGTTCTCATCTCGAAGATTTGTGTGGAATACTTCTACATCAGAACTAATCTCGTACTTAGATGTAAAAAACTCATACACACTATGAGTAAGATTGAAGAATGGTGATTTACCTGAGACAAATAACATTTTAATCAAGAAGAATAACTTCGTAAGATGTAAAATCAGGATATTGCTTTTCTACCCATTTTGATAACTTATTGTTCTGTGCTTTGATCCCTTTGTGTGTCTTTGGTCTGGTGGGCATATCTTTTAGAAAGGATAAATGCCCTCCAGGTGTTGTAACTTGAATTGAATAAGTTGCAGTTGTTGTGTTCATTCAAATCAAAGACTGTACTTTTACAACTTCAGGTGCTGTATTATCTACCTGAATTGTGATAATGTTAAAGTAAGGATTGTTCTTCCTACATGTAGCAATAGCATCCTCTCTTGTTTCAGCAATGTAACTCAAAATGTCATACTTTTGAAAACCATTGGGACGGATAAACTCACCGTAAAGATTGAACTTAGTCTCTTGCATTAGTTGAAAGGAAAGAATGAAGATTTGGTTGAATCTGTCTCGTAAGGAATGTTACCTTCCTCACCAAACATTTCGTAGTAAAGTTCACTGAAGATTGCAAAATCATCAGGGGTTTGGTCGTTCCAAACTTTCAAGATCTCAGAATAAGTGTTCATTGTCATCATTCTCCGTGAAAGGCAAAGTGTGCATCAACAACGAAATCAATCACGTCGTCAGTTGCATTGACTTCGTGACGATCGCAGAACCAATCAACACAATCATCAGCAGGTAACATTGTGTCAAACATGAAATCCTGAAGATCGGTCAGGTTTTGAGTGGAAAAGAGGTTTGTTTTGTTCATGATGCTATCATTGCAGATTTTGGGGGGAATCTCAACCCCCATTGTGCCACCTTGCCAACTGGTTTTTAGACTTCACTTTCCTCCAACAAATGCGGATAATTGTATTCAACTTCTTCGATCAATTCATCGACCGAATACTTATCAAACTCTACATTCATCATATCATAAACAAGTGCTATCAAATCTTTGAGATCCATACTATCAATCATCTCATTGATATATGCATCCTGAAGCACATTACGGTCGATGATGTTGTCTTTAGTCATTGTCATTTGGTGGGGAAGTTTTTGCAGACAGAATCACACAGAACACGGGTTAAATCTTCTGCTAGTTGTGATCTTTCGTGAATGTCATCAATGGGCAGATCAAATGTAAACTCATCAACAATAGCATCAATGTCCTCCATCAATTGTTCACGAGCAGTCAACATTTCAAGTTGGTCAGTCATTTTGTTGTGAAGATAATGTTTGATAAGTGACATTCAGCAGGCACAACCCATTGCAGAATTGAACAACTGAGGAATCATAGATTCGTCGGTTACTTGATAACCATAACCATGAGTGCGGGAATCAAACTCATACTGAAAATCTTTTTTGTTGATGTAACGTTTGGATTGAGTTGCACCCATGAAAGTAACAACTTTAAGCATCAGACGATTGTGAATCTCACCCGTTGCAAATTTCACGGGGTAGAAGTCAACAACCATGTTACCATCTTTGGAAGTGAGTTGCATTGGTTGAATTCCTTTGACTCTCTTAATATACACGGAATCCCCCCTAGTGGGGGGATTTGGGTGCAGTTCAAAGATTGGCATAATACTCGGTTTTGTTCATGATCCATGCAAGTTCTTCAATAGACTCACAGGTCTCATTCAGAATCTCGTAAAATTCCATATCAATGTCTCCACGATTGTAAAGAATCTTTAGCATCGTGGGCAGGTCTGCATCCGTCAGGGTCTGACGAGGTTCCCAGAACTTGAGTCGCATCGGATTCAACTGTTAAGGTGCATTGCGGACGGATCTCCCCTCCACTTCCTTAAGATACCAAGACCCCAGACCCCGTGCGGTATCGGTTGATACCATTTTCGATATTAGTTTGGGTTTTTTTCATAACGAGACCGGGGGACGGGTTCTAGGTCATCCGTGCCGGTCCCGATGCGGAAAAAATCTTAAATGATGCTAACCTCCGATAATTGGATTGACGCCGATAATCTTTGCTGTAGGATTGCGGGCAGTTGCTGTCTGCCTTGCGTCCTGATAGTTTGCTGCCTGTACCTCTTCGGTGAAAACTTTGCCACCGACATACATTTTTACTTCAAATTTCATGATTACCAGATGTTAGTCCAACGAGTGTGATTTGCTTTGCTGATTCTACCTTCTTTCAGCATATTGTCGCATACTCTACAAAAAACTTCAAACTTTTGTTCTCGGGTTAGTATATTCCCGTTTGCACAACTTTTCATCACGTTGAGCATTTGTCTTTTGGATGTGATCATAACGAATGACAGTAAGTTTGTCTAGTTGTTGTTGTAAATCAGGAAAAAGATCATTCATCAGAGATACAGAAAAGAACCGTAAGGATCACAAATGTGAGGATTATCTGCCAGTTGAGTGATCAGATAACGGACACCTTTTGCAGGTGCTTTGTATGATGCAGGTTTGTAACATTCACCAGAGTTCTTATCAACGAACATCCAGCAAGAATTGCCATTGAGTCTCTCACCTCCACTGACAAGATAAGACCAAACTTTGATATATTTGCGACCAACTTCTATCTCAAGTTGAGTATAAACATTCCGACCAGATTCGATCGAGTTTACTTTCCACTCATTATTGAGCACTTCGATGAGTGCTTCAGTCAAGAATTGTGGTTTGGTTTGTGTGATCGTCATGGTGCGATTCCTTTGACTCTTTTAATATACACGGAATTGATGCCAATGGGGAGAATGGTGGACACTTCAATCAACTGGCACAACGGTATTTCAAATTGTTAAAGTTTGCGTGAGAGAATTGCTCGCGGTTGACAAGTTTGAACATACCATAATCATTGGTGCGAACATAACCCTCACCACCACATTGTTGGTTGCCAATGTATGCTTTAGGACCGTTATTACGGCAGAGATAAAGCATATCCTCCTTGATAGATTTGATGAGGAACCAGTAACTAATCAAACGTGAGTTGTTGAAAGAATCGGGGTCAACTTCACGACCTTCACGAATACAACGATTAAGATCAATCTTAATCTTTTCTGCTTCAAATGGTTCTGCAAATGTTACCAACTGGGACATTTGACGTGCGAAACCAACAATTTCCTCAAAATCTTCATCAAGTTGCCATGCATCAGGTTTCACGAATTTACAAGACTCAGTATCTTCAAACTCATAAGAATCTTCAATAACATAAGCATCTTTCAATTCACGAGTATCAGTTGCATAGAATGTATGAGGTGCAACAATGATATTTTGTTCTACAATTTCATCAAAAACATATGTCAATGTGTTAGGTGTAAAAGTATCATCGCCACCAAAAGCAATAAAATCACACTGTGCAATGCCGGGGAAAGAAGGGAGGCAATCAAAACAATGATGCAGAATTTCAGCAACTGCCCCAGTGTGATTTTTTTCAATTTCTTGATGATTTTCATTGATTTTGATTTTGACTTTGTTGAAGACAGATTTAGTACCGACAAAGAAATTACCAGTTGCAGGATTTGTTCCCCATACGATTGCAGGAGAACCATCAATTTTCACGGAAAGTTCACTCTCTGCCAAGAACCAATCAAGGACAGAAAGATCACCCGTCAGGATAGAATCTTCGGGGTGTTGGAGATGTGTGTTTTTCATGCTCTTAAGATAAGGCATCTAGCAACGGATTGCAAGCGATAGTGTCCTGTTCACGAACTGTCACAGGCAATCGATCCCATATTGATTTCTCTATAATATCAAACCTAAGATTAAGAGCACCGTTTGTAGATTTGAATGAAACTTCTTCCCAGTTAATGTCACTCATTACAGAATCCATGATCTGTTTGTCAATTAACGACACGATTCCATATCCACGGCGATGTGGAAGATCCTCAAAGTTTGATTTTACCTCCATTTCCTTGAAACATGTTGACGGTAAGTAATAATCACAAGAATAGAGGTGTTTTTGGTTGCGGGTAGACCCTGGAGTACCTCCATCGCTCAAACTATAGATTTTTATGATGTTGTTAAGATCAATTCGTTCTTCATTGCTTTCATGTAACTTAGACCAGATCTGGAAGACACAATTAACCTCAACATCTGCACCACCAGGATAGTAGAAACTACTATCAATAACCTCACTGTGAATGAGATTGTATCCTTTCACTCTTGATTTACAACTACCTTTGCCATTGCTATCAAACAACTGAGGTACAATAAAACACACAAAGTCTGCAAACTCATGTGCATGATTGATAAACTTCAGGGCAAGATTACCTCTCAATCCAAATGGAGGATTGCCAATGATTATGTTCTTTTCAGTATCAGGTTGCCATTGCAAAAAATCTGCTTGAATGACACCTTCGCATTGTGGTTCAATATCTACACCAGTCCTACGATCATCAGGCATTAGTGTGTAGAATGACCCATCACCTGCTGATGGTTCGATGTAATGATATTCACGAAGATCTATGCCATGAGATGATAGAACTTCATGACATTTATTATAGCAATACTTCGCAGTCTCTTTATTTGTGAAGAATTGATCCTTCTCTTTCTCTGTATGTTTGCTGTAATCTATCTCAATGCCTGCAATTCTACACAGATCAAAGTAATATGATCCAGGCACATCTTTCTTCTCAACCCATCTCTTTACTGTTCCAATATGCAAACCAAGTTCTTTCGCAATGTGTTTAATTGGATAGGTTTTGTTGATAGTTTCAAAAAATGAGTAGATATTATTCATTCAACCAAAGTGCTTAAGAAGGTGTTTGACAACGCCTTTATCGTCTGGATTATTTACATCATAACAGAAAGTGTATCCTGCGGCAATAGCGTTCGCCATAGTTACGCGAGAAAAATCAAACTTCCACTTATCTTCTTGTGCCTCACGAAGTGTTGCTTTCTTGCCAAGAATAGGATCTTGCTTGTTCTCAAACAGAACTGCCATGTTGGCAGGAGTGAGTACAGTGATATAGATCTTGTCATAATCTACATCAACAAACGTAAGTTTGTCCCACACAGACTTAGCATAGATGTTTTCATGCTGCCAGTTTGCACTCTTAGCACATGAAAATGCTGTTTTAACTTCATTCTTCAGTTTTTTAAGGAGATTGACAAGAATATCATAAGTTCCACCATCTTCAGGACGAGTGTTACAATCACCATCCCAAGATGATTCAATCATTGCCAACCTAGTGATAATATCGAAAAGAAAACTTTCTCCCCACTTACCACGTTCATCATTGGTAAGAAGTGTTAGAGGATAGAAAATAGATCCTTTCCATGCATCACTGCTATTTTCCACCGCAGCATTGATGGAAGCGTCAAGAATTTCACGAAATGTGATTGCTTTGGTTTGCATGGTGCTGTTCCTTTGACTCTTTTAATATACACGAAAATCATCCCCTGTGGGGGGATGGTGGACACTTCAACAAACTGGCACACTATCCCCAGTTTTCCATCCATTCATCTAATGTATAGTGCTCATCAGTTGATGTTTCTTCGACCAATTCTTCCAATGACATATCAATCAAATCCTCACGATATTCTTCAGGAGTTTGATCGTCAGGGTCAGGATCATCGTGGCAGAGATATATCCATTCTGCCACAAGTGCATCAATAAGTTGTGCTTTGGTGTAATTCATCGACGGACCTCAGAAATTGCGGGTTGACCTTGGTTGAAGACAGTATCAACAACTGCTTGAACTTTGCGGGAAGTAGATATCCCGACAGAATCATACACAGGGACACACACAAGACCGAAAGTCTTAGAAGTATCACCCAAACGAATAACACGACCGATAGACTGACTGATACCAATGTAATCCATGTTGCGAAGGAAGATAACACTTTCCAATCCACTGACATTGATACCCTCAGACAGAATAGAGTGGTGCAGAACAACAAACTTCTTCTCAGGATCTTTACCCCAAGCATTCAGTGTTTCAAAGAATTGCTCACGATTGACTTTCTGACCATCAATGATTGCACCAGTCTTAGATGTGATTGTCATCCAAGACATGCCACGATTGGCACAATCAATGGCAAAGTCACTATCAGTCAGAAGACCAACAATCTGCTTGGTGGTACGCGCACAGACCAGAACTTTATCAGACTTCTGATCATCAATGGTCTGCATCAGAAAATCACAATCACGGGAGTAAATCTTCTGCTTGTCTTGCACCATCTCCAGTTGCTTGACTACAACTTTGGGAGGAAGAATGTAACCACCTTCAACCAACTCAGGTGCAGGAATGTTGGCAAGAACCTGACCATAAACATCAGTATCATTCATGCCTGGTTTAGATACAGTCAGAGAATGTTTCGGAGTTGCAGTATAGAAATAGCAACGATCTGCTTCCTCTGCAAAGTATTCAGTAGCAGGAAAGAAGTTGCGTTTGACACTGTTGTGTGCCTCATCAAAGTAAATAGTATTCACCTCAATATCAGCATCAACAATACGCTGAAGAGAGTTGTAAGAGGTGAAGATGATAACATTCTCACCCGCAGTTCTTGCAGTGGTAGCAAACAGATGAATCTTGTCTGCTTTGGTGCTGCTGAAGTGATGTGTTTCACCACTATGAACATGCATAATGTGAGTGTTGGAGGTATCAATAACCTCCAAGAACTCAGAGCACAGTTGTTCTGCCAGCAGAATACGCGGAGCAACAACAACTGTGGTGGTGCCGTTGTTGATAGAATCATGACGACTCTGAGTGTCAACAATCATCGTCAGAGTTTTGCCACCACCAGTGGGAACAATGATCTGACCTTTGTTGTATGCAAGCATACGATCGTTGATGCGTTGCTGATGTGGACGAAGGGTGATCATATGTGCTGTGTTGATGTCAATAGTATAACGCACAGAGAGACCTCTAGGAGACCCTCTGTGACACTTGTTTAACCGTCTTGGTCTTCTTGTATGTCTTCTTCCTTTTTAGTCACTTTAGGACCAATCTGCACTCGATTAGTTTCATAAAACCATGCAACTCGTTCTCGTCGTGCTTGCATCAACATATCATATTGTTCCTGTTGATCTTTAGTGAAGGTGAAATTTTGTGTCCTCCAAGTCTTGCGAAGGTCGTCAAGATGCGGCAAGACATTGACAGTGGAAGTAGGGAAATTCATGTCAGACAGTGTAATCGTTTTGGTTGAACTCATCGCATTGAATGAAGAACTGATCTCCATTTTCTTTCATTTCAAGTTCTTCACAATCAGCAATCAGGTTGAGAAGAGTTTCTTTATCCTTTTCAAATTGCTCAAAAGTGTAACTCATGTCGTTCATTTGTTTGACTCTCTTAATATACAGAAGATTGGTGCTTTGTGGGAGATTAGTGGACGGTGATTGTAGTGTCCACTGCATCAAGGTTTTTCTTTACATGTTCTTCCCAAAAAATAGCATCTTCAATCTTTAGAAAGGTTGCCTGTTGTTTGGCATATCCTTTCTTTTTCGGTTTGAGATAATTCACTCGGTACATCATTCCAGTGTCTAATCACTCCAGATACAATAAAACAGTTAGTGACCAAGTAACTAACAAATATACAGGTGCGTATGATAGCAATACTATCAGATTCTCGGTCGTCACGGGTTGCTTTTTCTCCTAAAGATTTTGCCCAGTACCTCCAGATGCTTCTTCTCTTTGACATTTACGACTCTTCATATATTCCAATTCGTGCCATTGAAAGTTGGGACATACTAACAAGATGTGATTCTTTTTGTGAAATGATGCACCATGTTCATGGCACACTTTATCTTTCACACCTAACTCAATACTGATAGATTCAGCACACTTAAAATATACCCAACCCTCATGGGTTTTCCACTTTACATAGTCATCAACCTTTGGTTCATAAGTCATACAAATGCTGCCATCAATGGGTTTAGATTGAGTTGCATAGCAGTATAAGGTCTTGTGTCCTTGATGTCTACTGGATCTCCTTGCTTGGAGTAGTTAATAGGCGCTGAATACCTTCTTTTTTTAACATCATAGAATCCCCAGACGGACTTAGGTGGTACATCAGTATAGGAGAAAGTGCCATCATTGACAATGCAAATCCGACAAACATTACGTCGAAAGTGCTCAACTTCGTAGTGGTATCCTTTTGGTGGTTCATGGTGAAAATCAGGGGGCAATTCCAACAGGTTCATCATCAATAATAATAGATGCGTGTTCTGGATACATTGTAGCAACAATGTATTGTGCTAATGCTTGTGTAGGTGCCACTACAAATACTTCCACAGTGTAGATGATTTGTTCATCTCCTGGAGTATCTTGCATTGCAAGTTCTACCTCTGATCTCCAAACATCTCCATTCTTGAGATGTTGTTCCCACCCGACAATCATATCAGGTTTTGACACTCCGTTAATCAACATGATGTGCTTTTAGTTCTGGATTTGGTTGAGATTTAGTCAAGTCTCTACGAGACTGATTCTTGATAATAATAAATGCATCTTTATTGTATTTGCGAGTACCTAGAGGTGATTGCCATTTCTTGTTATACTCTTCACCTACATCAATACCTGACACTGAAGTGCCACCAATTTCTACATCTACCTCATCACCATATTCCCACCCAAGTTTCTCTAGAGCAATGGCAAGTTGCCCCAACATTGCACCAGGATAGATCACACTATCATCCATAACGTGTTCATCTGGTTCAAGGTTTCCAATCATGTTGTAAACTCCTCAACAATAGTAGACTCAAGATCTTCTGCCAACGCATAAGTGCGAGACTTCAGAATGTTTTCACGAAGATCTCCATAGAATTTAGAATTAAATCCTTCTGGATCTTCGGCAGTGATGAGATCAAAGCACTCATCATCATCTTCAGCAATTACATTCCAGAGACCACCATATTCACTAGAAGGAAATGGAACATAGTGATCAACAATGTAGAAAAACTTAGTCATTGACTCCATTGAATTACCTTTAGATTGTATCATGAACAGAAGAACTCTGCAAGATAATAGTCTACTGTAACCTCACACTTTGCTGCTTCTTCTTCAACCATTTCCCAAAACTCCTGAGCAATTTGTTCGTAGTGCATCTTTTCCTGTTCAGTCATGTCAATCAAGCAGCAAGGTTTCCAGCAGGGATTTCAACGATTTCAGGATCTTTGTCGTTGAACTCATTCATATCATAGCACACCCAACCAGCATTGGTGAAGATGTAGGAGTATTCTTCACCATTAGACAGAAACTCTTCACGGGTTTCATCATAACGAGGAGGGCAATCCTCACCACGTTGTGCATAATACTGAGGACCATATTCTGCTGCCTCAATGTTCTCCATCACATAGGGAGCAATTTGTTTACCAGTCCAGCGATCTTTTGTCCAGCAAGTTGACATGTCACCACCATCAATCAGATCTGCTGCCTGTTGACGAGAGTTGAAATGTGTGTTCAGGATGCGACCCAACCACTGCGGATAACCATCCCAGTGGTGATAAGAAGACAGGACAGAACCATCTTTAAGTTCGATGCCGATGCGTGAACGAGTTGCCATGAGTGGTTTTCCTTTGACTCTTTTAATATACAGAAGATCGGAGTGGAATGGGGCAAAGGTGGTCAGTTCATTCACTGTCCACCCCCACCATCACTGGGTACAATCACCCTTGGTTCTGCGGATTGCAAACAAGAACAGATCAATCTCTGACTCATTGCAGGACTTTTTACTTTCATTCTCCATTCGTTGTTGAGTGTTGACAATAGTAGGAGGAACAACTACAGGAGCAGATTGAGAACTAGCACCATAATATGATGGTGGGTAGTAAGTAGGTTGTGCTACAGATGGGGTTGCTGTGATAAGCAGACCGGCAATGGCAAGAAGTGATTTCATGATAAAGAATGATTAGAACCGTAGTTTACAGATTTGTGGAAATGATGTCAACAGTCCATTTTAGAAACTGCCACACCACTCACAACACCAAGAGGGATTGACCAAATGTAAGCATCTTTTTTAGATACCATGGCAGCAATACCTCCACCCAGCAATCCGTGGAAGATGTTCTCATTGCGAGTACAAGTTCCCTGCTGTTGTTGATATTGTGGAGCGTGTTGTGTCGCATAACCACCACCATTGCAAGGAACTTGCTTACGAGTCTTTCTAACCCGACCAGAACGATATGAACCCGTGTTGGTATAATATCCTGGAATATATTCTTCCTCAATGATGTAGCGTTTGCACTCATCATAGACATTAACTTGTCTTGCTTCAGCAGGAACAGCAGCAAATAAAAGTAATGCTGCGAGTGCAAGTTTCATAGGACTAAAATGACTGTTAGTAATTTATACAAAAAAAGGAGGGATGTCAATCCCCCCTGTGCCACTCATTGATCTGTCACTGCATAAAATGCTTTGTCGGTCAAAGCATTAAAGAGAAGAGAAAGATCCTTCATGAGATGATTCATTTCATACTGATGAATCTTGTAACGTGCTTTGAAGTCCAAGAACAACATTTCAAAAGTGGCAGCATAATCCTCACGTTCCATGATAACTTCGGGACGTTTGGTGTCGGTCATGGTGACTCGGTTGACTACCCCTATAATATGGCACAAAAAAAGACCCCACGCAAGGGGTCTTGTGACACTATTCAGATTGTCTTGCCTGTTGAACTAGATATTCCGCAAAACTTTCCATTTTATCTGGATGAATTTGTGGAATACCTGCCTCACCTACCGCATTTTTGATGCTTTCAATCTCATTTTGATCAAGTTTCTTTCCATCTTTGGGTAGAGTCATTAGCAATCTCCAGAATGTGATGACATTTTAACATGCCCTTTCACAATTAGTTAGTAATTTAATCTTTTCTTTGGGATTGCTAATTGTTTCTTCATCTTTTTCAAGATCAGAAGTCATTTTATCTTCATAGTACCAAAAATCAATCCAATCATCATTAGTTGCTTCAGAAATGTTAGACATCATTCATTTCCTCTTTTCTTTTTTTGATTGCTTTTTTCATCAACTTAGCATAAGAGACTTCTTCTGGAGTATACCAGTCAGGGTGTTTCTTTGCTCGTTTGATGATTTTTTTGCAAACTTTCTTGTCCTCCATAGTTGCATATGTTTACAGTATGCAACTATTTATTTTCAATACAGAGAATCTTCCTGCTCAGTGACAATCACACAGTCAGAAGTAGGATAAGCAACACAGGTCAGAACAAAACCTGCCTCCATTTGGTCATCATCCAAGAAAGATTGATCACTTTGGTCTACAGTACCTGACTCAATTTTACCTGCACAGGAAGAACATGCACCAGCACGGCAAGAATAAGGAAGATCTACACCTTGCTCTTCAGCAGCATCAAGAATGTATTGATCGTCTTCACATTGGATAGTAGATTCACCTTCAGAGGTTTTCAGTGTAATAGAATAAGTCATGTACCTTTGTTACTTTCAGAGATATTATATATCACAGGATGAATTCTGTCAATCTGTGATTTGAGTGATGTTTCTATTTCAAGAACAAGATCGTGCAATTCACGGTTTTCTTTTTCTAACTCAGCAACCTTTTCTTGCAATTCTATAATTTTATCTGCAAGATAAAATGCTGATTCATCTTTAACCGTTGGAGCAAAAAACTTTTTAATTAAGTCGATCACGTTAGAAAAGCATACTAACCTATGTATCAGGCAGTTACTTCTTCTTCATCTTTCTTCTTATTAAATCCAAAAGGACCAGTCAGTTTCTCCTCTAATGCAAATTTAAGTGCAACACCACCAAGAGTTTCCATAACTCTCAAGATGTCTTCAGGTTTTGCATCATCACCAAGTTCTTTGGCAACATAGTGATACTTTGGCCAGAATGTTTCACCAGCTTTTTGATAGTCTTCAAGTGTAAGAATTTTCATTTACCTACTCCATAATCAGGTGCTTTTAGTTCAAGTTGACTGATTTTATTCAGTCGGATAGTTTCGTGCATTCGTGCAATAGCAGCAGTTGCTTCGGGAGTTTCATCCCAAGTCCACTCTTCTTCACGACCTTTACTATCAATTTTCTTAAAAGATTTCTCAGGCATACATCCCTCCATGGATTGCATTTTCGTTTCTTGTGAACCAGATTCCTAAAGTATAACGGTGATCAAATACTTCTTTTACACCGTGCTGCAAATCTGATGGGAACACTACAAATTTACCTTTCTTAGGAGTACATACTTTCTGTTCTGTTGGAAAGAAAGTTTCTCCACCATCATATCCATCATTTAAGTAACATACTCCAGTGTAATGTCTATTTGACAGAGTATAGTCACCATAATCATCATAAGTGAACTCACCATTATCCACATGAGCATCCATACTCATTCCTGGTTCCCAGTGAACAACATCCCAATGTTCAATGAACAAGAATGGTTCTTTATAGAATAGTTTTGAAGCAATTTGTGTTACTTTATGCTCAAATATTCGCATCCGAGATGCAATACTTGGGTCACTAATTTCAGACGGACAGATAACCCTATTATTAAAAATAGGATGCTCCATCTTTCTCTTTACATTGTTAGAATCATCATGATACTTGATAAGATCATTACACAATTCACCGTCAATGAAGTTAGGAACTTCGTAAATCATTGTTTACAGTTTACCCCCAACTACACCAGAGTTTATCACACGACTGTAATCTTGTAAAGAATCATCTTGTAGACACATAAGATGCCAACGTGACATAGTAATCACACCATCTTCTGTTCCACCAGTAATAAAATGCTGACCCAGTGGTTCTTTTAGAATAGATGTATAGAGACCAAATCGTGTCTTTTTAATATAAAAAGCATCATCAATCCACTCTACATTTTCAGGGATAGTTTTTTCTACTGTTCCACCAAAAGATGAAGCAAGTTTAGGATTTACCATTGTTTTTGTTTGGTTCTGTTGCATCTAGATTAGTAAGTTGACGTAAAAGTTCGTACTTGATTGGGTTCAAGTGTCGATAAATGTATGACTTGTATGGATTATCTTCCAGTAGTTCTACAAGATCTTCAACGTGCCGATGTGCAAATGTAAGAATTAACCTTTGGTCTTGGATTTTCTTAGGCATTTTGCACCTTTTGCATTGCGAGAAGTGTTTCTAACGGAATCCATGCTGGATTTTCGTCTGCGAACTGTACTTGTACTTCCGTTATCACTGACTCTAGATCTTTTCTGTACGTTTGTCTTGTGTTTTTTACTGGACTTAAGGGATTTTCCATAACGATTTAATACATTGTAATCTTTAGGTTTCAGTTTATATCTATCCAGATACTTTTGCAAGTGTTCCTCACACTCAAAGTGGCACACTGTTAGTGCAATACCCTTTACATTATGATGATCTTTATTCACCTCCAATCGCCACGGAAATGTATGGTATGGAAATAAAATGTTGTAATCAGGGTCAAGAATAGTAGACCGAATCATATCAAGTTAGACGCAAACGATAATCCTTTAGTTTTTGAATTAGTTCTGGGTGATCTGATACCCCATTGATAACTTGTTCTCTTGCACGGGCAATATCATATGATGACATTGTTTCAAGTGCAGTAATGAGGTGATCAACTTCTTGGAGTGATAGATTCATTTTTGGAGTGACTCTAGAGTATATGTATTCCCGTCTGCAAGTACCTGATCATGAAGATCAGCAATGTCCTGCAAACCTTCTACACTATACCATGGTGCTGTCTCCCAATCAAATCCCTCACCGAAAGTATTGTCAGCATTTGCAACATACCAATGG